ATGGCGGCGGTGCGTGGGTACATATTCGGCTAGGCAGGTATTCGCGGGCAGCTACTTTGCGCTCGCCAGTACATGAACTCGCTGGACGATTCGTCGCTGGAAGAGGTCAAGCGAGCCATTGAGGACGAACCGTGGCTTGCTGAGTACTACGACCTGGGCGAGAAGTACATCAAGAGCCACGACGGACGGATCAGTTTCACGTTTGCCGGTCTGGATCGCAGCATCGGCAGCATCAAGTCGAAGGGACGCATTCTGTTGTGCTGGGTGGATGAGGCTGAGCCTGTCACTGAGCATGCCTGGTCGATCCTGATCCCTACGCTGCGCGAAGAGGGCGATGATTGGAACGCCGAGCTGTGGGTGACGTGGAACCCCGCCCGCAAGAAAGCTGCTGTTGAACAACGCTTCCGCGCCTCTACCGATCCGCTCATCAAGATTACCGATCTTAACTGGCGCGACAATCCTAAGTTCCCGGCAAAGCTTGAACGCGAGCGCCAGCGTGATTTACAGGATCGACCGGAGCAGTACGAACACATTTGGGAAGGCGGCTATGCCGAGGTCGTCGAGGGTGCTTACTTTGCCAAGCATCTCGCCGATGCCAAGGACAGGGGTCGGATTGGCAAGGTCAACGCCGATCCGCTGATGACGACCAGGGCGTATTGGGATATCGGCGGAACGGGTGCTAAGGCAGATGCCTGTGCCATCTGGATTGTCCAGTTCGTGGGTCAGGAAGTCCGCGTACTGAACTACTACGAAGCGGTTGGATAGCCACTTGCCGCGCACGTGAACTGGCTGCGCGACAACGGTTACACCAAGGCCATGTGCGTGCTGCCCCATGATGGTGCGATGCATGACAAGGTGTATCAGGTGACCTACGAAAGCTCACTGCGCGAAGCGGGCTTTGCTGTTGAGGTCATCCCGAACATGGGTGCGGGTGCCGCGTACATGCGCATTGAAGCCCTACGCCGACTGTTCCCGCAGATTTGGTTTAACGCAGAGACGACCGAGGCGGGCAGGGACGCCCTGGGCTGGTATCACGAGAAACGCGACGAGATGCGCCAGATTGGCCTGGGACCGGCCCATGACTGGTCATCCCACGCCGCTGACGCCTTCGGTCTAATGGCCGTACACAAAGCACAAGTTGGGTCGGGCGCACCGGCCACGAAACTCACTTACAAGAGCCTAGCGACCGTATGAAACAGTCACCCATGACCGATGCCTAGCTCGCCGCAGTCATCGACTACGAGCGCGCGCAGGGTATTGGCATCGATGACGAACTGTCGGCGGATCGAGCCAAGGCGGACGCGTTCTACATCGGCTATGCCACGGGCGTACTGGCGCCGCCCGATGTAGACGGACGCTCCAAGATCGTCAGCAAGCAGCTGATGGAGGTCGTGGAGTGGGCGATGCCTTCGCTGATGCGCATGTTCTGCGCCGATGACGACATTATCCGCTTTGAGCCGTCGTCCAGCGGTGAGGAATAGGTCTGCAAGCAGGCGACGGACTACTGTGCGTATATCCTGCACCGGAAGAACGATGGTTTTACGGTCCTGCACGACGCCATCAAGTCCGCCCTTATCACCCGTTGCGGCTGGGTCAAGGTGTACTGCGAGCACAGCTGGGACGTGCGCGAGAGCTATTACGAGGGCCTGACCGATATTGAGGTGCAGGCGCTTGAGGCTAACGAGAACCTGACCATTGAGGAAGTCACGCAGGTTCAGGAAGTGCAGGTGCCGGTCGTCAACGGTCAGCCGATGGGTGCCCAAGCCCAGCCGCAGACGTTCAATGTCCGCTGCCTGATCCGTAACAAGAAGACCAACTTCCGTGTGGTCGGCGTGCCTCCTGAGCAGGTATGGGCCAGCAAGGACAGCCGTAACGTCGATGAGCTGCGCTGTATCGGCCAGGACACGCCGCGAACGGTTTCAGAGCTGAAGAGTATGGGTTACGACCCGGCGCTCGTGGATCAGATACCCACGGGCACGGAGAACGACACCTACGGCGAACGGTACGAGCGCGAGAAATACGACAACTCGTGGACGACAAACAACTACGACACGCAAGACCCCAGCCAGCGCATGGTGACGCTGCAAGAGGCCTACTTGCGTGTGGACTACGACGGCGACGGCGTGGCCGAATATCGCCGCGTGGTGAAGTCGGGTCCGATTGTGTTCGAAAACGACGTGGTTGATGACCATCCGTTCGCCTACTTCACCCCGTTCTTGATGCCGTACAAGCTGACTGGCATTAGCCTGTACGACTTGGTAGAGGATCTGCAGCGCATACAGACGGCGATCAACCGCCAGTATCTGGACAATCTGTACCTCGCCAACACGCCGATGCGTGGTGTAATCGAAGGTCAGGTAACGCTTGACGACCTGCTCAACCCGCGTCCGGGTGGCCTCGTCCGCATGAAGACGGCCAACGCCATTCAAGACCTGTCCGTGCCTGACATTGGCCCGTCAGCGCTGAATGGCATCCAGTACTTCCAGTCCGTACGCGATAGCCGCACGGGCATAAAGGAGTTCTCGCAGGGCTTGGTGGGCGATGAACTGTCCAAGTCCAATATCGGATCACAGGGCGTTGCGCTGCTCCATGATGCTGCCGCCCAGCGCATCGAGCTGATTGCCCGTGTTCTGGCTGAGACGGGCATCAAGCGTGTTTACAAGTTGCTGCTGAAGCTGATTTGCCAGTACCAGAGCGGTTCGGTAGAGGCGCGCATTTCGGGCCAGTGGGTGCAGTTCGACCCCTCCACATGGAAAGACGACTACGACATGGTTGTCTCGGTCGGCATGGGCCAGGAATCCAAACAGGCCCGCATCCAGAACGCCATGCTGATGCTGCAAACCCAGCAATAGGCCGGCTAGTTCGGTTTCGTGCAGCCCTAGAACGCCTACAACGGTCTGGAGGACCTGGCCGAGGCGATGGGCAAGAAAGATCCGACGCGGTATTTCACACCGCCCCAGCAGATCCCGCCGCAGCCTCCGCAGCCTTCCGAGGCCGATAAGCAGATGCAGGTGGAGCAGTTCAAGGCTCAATCAGCGGCTCAACTTCAGGCCCAGAAGCATCAATTGGATGCGCAGGGTGAAGTGGTCAAGCAGCAGGCGCAATCCGCTCAGCAGCAGCACGAGAAGGAGCTGGAAGCCCAGCGCAACATGCTTCAGATGCAACAGGACGAGCGTCTGGCGACCGTCAAGGCACAGCTTGATGCCGAACTGGCCCGATACAAGGCTGACCTACAGGCCAGGACGCAGATTGAAGTGGCTCGCATCAATGCAGAGGCCAAGATCCTTGCCGCGAAAACCCTTGGAGCAAAGGATTCCAGCACGGCCAGCGCTGACGCTGAATATCAAGAGCAGCACGAGACTGAGTAATGGATGAAATCGAGCGTGGTTACCGGGACAAGCTGGAAGACGAGTTGCGACGCGGCGAAGAGGCTGCACAACTCCTTCGGCATCCCTTGTTTGTCTCGGCTTTCGAGACGCTAGAGCAGGAAATCGTAGACCAATGGAAGCAATCCAACACCGTAAACCCGGAAGGCCGCGAAAAGCTTCATACGATGCTGTATCTGCTGCAACGGGTGCAGAACCACATCATGACGCATGTGGAGACGGGGAAGATGGCCGAGCGGACATTGAAGGAAAAGCTGGCCCGTCTTGCTGGAAGGAACTCGACGCCGCTCTGAACAAGCTGGCGTTGGAGCTTCGTCCCGTATCCATCTGCCGCGTGTGGGTCGATTTCCAGGCGCCCGAGCATTGGCAAGGCCATTTCTGCGGTGCAGCGGTTGAACAAGGCGTGTGGCGCGTCCTGTTGAGTACGGGCGAGGTGATTTCGCCATGACGGTGTTGGTCTGGGACGGCAAGACGTTCGCGTGCGACTCGATGATGGTCGAGCGTGGCCGCAAGAGCTGGTGCTTGAAGTTCTGGTAGACCGAACGCGGCGTCTACGCAGGCTGCGGCAAATGGCTAGCAATACGGCGTATCGCCAGGGATTTGTCACAAGGTCGGGAGCCGGACGAATCGCTTTACGACGACGGCACAGTGGTCCATCTGGACTTAGCTGGGAAGCTCTGGTTGTACGAGGACAATGAGCCATTCCAGGTAAAGGGCAAGGATGCCTGGGGCAGCGGTCGCGATTTCGCCTTGGGAGCCCTGAGCATGGGCGCCACGGCAGCAGAAGCCGTCAAGATTGCGTGCAAACACAGCACGACATGCGGCGGCAAGATTCATACTTTCACAATCTAAGGAACAACCATGAGCAACCCGGAACTTGGGACTCAGCCCGAAGGTGGCATGAGTGAAGAAGACATTCTCCGTAGGCTTGAGCCGAAAGACGATGTAGAGCCGGCTCACGACGAGCCCTAGGAAACGCCGGACGAGCCTGTCCAGGCAGAAGCATCGGAACAGGCAGAGCCGGCCGAGGAAGCCACCGAAGCAGCACCCGACGACGAGTTTCCCGAAGCCGATAAATGGCTGAAGAACACCCGAAAGATCACGGTTCAGGGTCAGGAACTCGAAGTCAGCGCAGACGAAGCCTTCAAGGGCTACATGCGCCAGCAGGACTACACCCGCAAGACTCAAGAAGCCGCAGAGCAATCGCGTAAGGCGGACGAACTCCACAAGTACGTACAGCAGGAATACGGCACCCGTATTAACCAGCTTGACGTACTTGCTGGGACGCTCTATCGCGAACTGGTTGGCGATCAGCAGAAGCTTGCGTCATTGATCGAATCGGACCCGCAGGAATATTTGCGTCAGCAGGCTGCCATGAATCAGAAGGCAGCCATGCTTCAGCAAGCCCAACAGGCGCAGCAACAGTTTCAGGCAATGCAGGCCAACCAGACGGAACAACACCGTCAGGAGCAGCTTGCCCGTAGCGAGCAGGCCCTATTGGATGCACTCCCGGCATGGCGTGACGCTGACAAGCGTTCCGCTGAGCAGAGGGAGGTGGCGCAGTTCCTCTTGTCCAAGGGCTATTCGCCCGACGATCTGAACGACCTGACGGACCATCGAGCGGTCATCCTGGCACGCGATGCGATGCTGTGGAACAAGGCTCAGCAGGCCCGTCAGAAGCAAGTCAATGCGCCGGCACAGCCGCCCAAGGTGGTGAAGCCTGGCACATCCAACCCAACCAACGTTAAGCAGACCCAGAGCCAGCAGGCGCTCGCCAAGCTCCGCAAGTCGGGGCGTGATGATGACGCCGTGGCCTATCTGCTCTCCAAAGCTCAATGAGGATTAAACCATGTCTGTGATTACCAACACCTACACCACCTATTCCGCTATCGGCTAGCGTGAAGACCTGTCGGATGTAATCGACAACATTTCGCCGACCGATACCCCGTTCCAGTCGTCCACCAAGAAGGCCAAGGCTGAGGCTCGCTTCCACGAGTGGCAGACCGACTCCCTCGCTGCGGCGGCTAACAACGCCCAGATCGAAGGTGACGATATCTCGTCCTTCACGGCGGTCACTCCTTCGACCCGCTGGGGTAACTACACCCAGATCAGCTACAAGAACTTCGTCATCGCCGACACGGAAGAGGTGGTTAACAAGGCTGGCCGTAAGTCCGAAGTGGCTTACCAGAAGGTCAAGAAGATCAAGGAGCTTAAGCGAGATGCCGAAGTGGCGCTGATCCAGAACCAGACGTTCAATGCTGGTGCGCTGGGTACGGCCCGTCAGCTGCGCGGTCTGGCAGGTTGGATCACGCAGGGCTCGGTGGGCGCGGGTACGGGTGCATTCCCGATCCCGTCCAGCAATACCGCCCCGGTGGCCGGTACGGCTCGTGCATTCTCCGAAGCGCTGGTCAAGTCGGCCATGCAGCAGGCTTATACGTCGGGCGGTGCGCCGACGATGATGTTCCTGCGGCCTTCCGATAAGCAGATCCAGTCCACCTTCACCGGCAACGCGACCCGCTACGAGGATGCCGACAGCAACAAGCTGCATGCTGCGTTCTCGTTCTACCTGACCGACTTCGGCACGCTCAAGTGCGTCCCCGATCGTTTCATGGATGCGGCGGCGTACCTGATGGACCCTGAGCATGTGACCATCGCGACCCTGCGTCCGCTGGAATACAAGCCGCTGGCGAAGACGGGTGACGCTGAAAAGGCGTTGCTGACCTGGGAATACACCCTGCGCATGGATAACAAGGATGCGCACGCCCAGATCCGCGACTTGTCGTAATTCTGACTGAAACCTTGGGGGCGGCATCTCGTCGCCCCCTCTCTCTTGGAGATTTTCATGGGTTTTCCGTCCCCGATTATCGCAATCGATGTAAACCAGACCGGCGTAAACATAACGACGGGCGCTGCGTCTGCATCGGCTGCCATCCCCAACACGTCCGCTGGCGTGGTAGCAAAGTACGTCCGCATCATGGCGACGGCTTTTGCGCATGTGAAAGTAGGCAAAGGCTCGGCAACTGCCGCGGCAGCTGACACCCTTGTTGGTCCTAACTGCGACCTGATTCTGAACGTGTCAGGCGCGGATACGATTGCAGCTATCTAGGACACCGCTGCCGGCGTGGTAAACGTTGTTCCGTTGGAGTTCTCGTGAAAACGGCGCTTCATCTGCAAGGCGAGGACCTGGTTGTCGCCCAGCAGCAGGACGTTGAGCCCATTCTTGAGTTCTGCAAGGCTCAACACAACGCAGGCTTTCACGGCTCGTCCGAGATGCGTCATGTAGCCGAAATACCGGCCATTGTCGTGGAGTCGTATTGCCAGAAGGCAGGCATTACGCTCCATGATTTCATGAGCGATCAGACGCATATCCGCCGCATTCTTGAGAATCCCGATAATTCCCTGTTTCGCATCTGGAAGGGTCGCCTGTGATATCCGATTACAGCACGCTCCAATCAGCCGTCGCCTAGTGGTTGGCGCGTTCTGACCTGACGGGTGTCATCCCTACATGCATTCAGCTAGCGGAGGCGAGGATCAATGCCGATCTGTCGCTGAGCCCCCAGCAGGAACAGGTAACCGGGACCAGTGCTGGCGGCATCATCACGCCGCCTAGCGATTTTCGTCAGGTCGAGGGACTTTTCATCACGGTGGGTCAGATCGAGCAGGTATTGCATCCTGCCACGCCGTCGATGATCGGTAATGCGTCGCTGCAAGTCGTTCCCGATTGCTTCTATCAGGTAGGAAACTCCATCTATCTCAACTGCAACACGGACTATGCGTACCGCATGGTCTATTACGCGGGCATTCCGTCGCTGTCGGCCTCATCGCCGACGAATTGGCTGATCCTACGCAACCCGAACGTCTATCTGTACGCCACGCTGCTAGAGCTTGCGCCGTACATTCAGGACGACGACCGCATTAACGTGTGGGGTGCGGGATATCAGAACGCGATTGCAGCCCTTCAGCGCCAGGATGACCATATTCGCTTTGGTCCATCGCCGCGTGCCCGTGTGGACTTCTACGTCGCATGAGTACCACGCAATTCATCGGGTTCTGCCCTGATCTTGATCCGGCGACGCCAGGGGCTATCCCTGACTGTCAGCAAATGATCCCGACTAACAATGGCATGGCGTCATCGCCAACGCCCGTGGATGCGGGTTTGGCGGCGCTGGACAGTGCTTGTAAGGGCGCCTTTGTCGGCACGCTTCTGGATGGCACGCGGCGCGCTGTAGCGGGCACTACAGCCAAGATTTGGGACATCTCTGGCGGTATCTGGACGGATCGCAGTTAGGTTGGAGGCTACACGGGGGCCAATCGCTGGCGCTTTACGATGTTCGGCAACAATGTGCTTGCCTGCAACCGTGCCCAGCGCATTCAGCAGGCCGTGCCATCGGGGAACTTCGCCGATATCGCCACGTCCCCCGCTGCTGGCGTCATGTGCTCAGCGTCCGGCTTCGTGCTTGTGGGCGACGTGGCGGACTTGACGGGTAGCTTCGGTGACCAGCCTGACGGGTGGTGGTGCTCAGGGTTGTTTGACCAGACCATTTGGACGCCATCGGTTGCCACGCAATGCGCCAATGGGCGGCTCGTCACAGCTCCTGGTCGCATTCTTGCCATGCGTGAGCTCGGCGATCAGGCAGTTGCCTACAAATCCCAGGCCATGTTCCTCGGCACGTACGTCGGTCCTCCGCTGATTTGGCAATGGCAGCGCATTCCTGGCGATATCGGCACGTCTGGGCAGGAGTCGGTGGTGGTGGTCGGATCTAGCCACTTCTTTGTAGGTCCGCACGACATTTACGTCTATGACGGTACGGTGCCGCGATCCATCGGTGCGCCTGTCCGCGAGTGGTTCTTCTCGGACCTGAATAACACGTGGCGATCCAACATCATCGGCGTGTCCGATTTGGATCGCGATCTGGTGTACTGGTACTACCCGAGCAACGCATCGACCTCCGGCGCGATTGATTCGTGCCTTGTCTACAACATTCGCACCAACCAGTGGGGTGTCGCTGATCGGGCCATTGAGGCGGCTATTTCGTACTCTGGTGGTGGAGTGACCTATGACGGCCTTGGTACGCTGTATTCGACCTATGACAGCCTGCCTAGCCTTAGCTATGACTCGCCGTTCTGGTTGGCCTCGCAGACGACGCCGGCTATTATCGGGACGGATCACAAGCTCTATTTCATGACAGGAACGCCCGGTGCTTCGTATCTGGTCACGGGTGACGTGGGGGACGAAACCAATTGGAGCATGCTGCGTCGAGTGACACCGCGCTACCGACTGGAACCCACGGCAGCGACAGGGACTAACTTCTATCGCGCCGACCTGGGTCAGACACCCACTCAGGACGCGACCATCGCACAATCCAACTTCGGCACCCAGCCGCGTTTTGACTTCCGCCGCAATGCACGCTGGCATCGCGCTCGCTTCGACTTCACTGGGGCGGTGTAGCTCAATGGTGCAACCTTCGACATTGTGCCGACGAGTAAAGAATGAGGATCAATCCGCTCGTCTAGCTGCCATCTGAGCCGCAGCAGTTGTCATTGAAGCTGACGCGCCTGTTTCAGAGCGTGATTTAGCAGCTAAACGGGCTTTCCGAGGGTCAGCTTGCCGCAGTAACCAATGCCTACACAGCTGCTCCTACGACAGGTCAGCACGCTCAGGGCGATTTCATCAAGAACTCTGCGCCCAGCGAACTTGGCACGGCTGGCAGTAAATACATCATCACCGGTTGGACCTGTGTTTCTGGCGGAACGCCGGGGACGTGGGTACAGACACGAGCGCTAACGGGTAACTAATGCTTCCCAGGATTACCGGAACCACGGCAGATGGCTAGATCCATTGGGGCCACGAGGCGGATATACGCAGCGTGTTCGCGATGATCCGTCCAGGCATAGAAAAGATCATTTCATCCAATGGCGAGCCTTACGTGCCAGAGGACGTTTACATGGCGCTTATTTCCGGTTCTGCTGATCTGTACGTGGGCTATCGTGGAGACGAATACACTGGTTTCGCCGTCCTTCGACCCATTCAGTTCGACTTTGAACCCATGCCTGTACTTAACATCTGGCTTGGATATTCGGTGGAAAAAAAAAGCGGCCATCTTGGCATTGAAATAGCGCACGTCGTCAAAGAGGCGGCCGGTCTTTCTCGCGTCGTGTTTGCCAGCTCACAACGCGGCTGGACAGACAAACATAAACTCATTACGGCATGGTATGAGGTCTAACTGATGGGCGGTAGCAGCCAACCGAAAAACACCACAACCACCACTTAGGTCAACTTGCCTAGCTGGCTGTCGAACGACTACCAAAGCCTTGTTAACCAGGCTCAGTAGATCAACAGTAAGCCCTATCAGCAATATGGCGGACCCACGGTGGCCGCTCCGACAGCCGACTAGAACTGGGCTAAGGATCTTGCTGGTATTGGCGCGGCTGGTCAGGGTTAGACGTAGCAGCTACAGAACCAGGCGCTTTCTGGGATTGTTGGTGGGCAATACAACGTCAATCCATCCACCAACTCCTACCTTGGCGCCACGACGCAGGTGGGCTCCAACCCATACATGGGCCAGAACCCGCAATTGCAGTCGATGATCAATCAGGCCAACACGAACCTGACCAACACCTACCAGAATAGTGTTGCGCCCTAGCTTGCCGCGCAGTTCGCTCAGGGCGGCGCGTTCGGTGGGTCGGCCTATAACCAGCAGGTTCAGAACGCCTAGAACACGCTGGCGCAGAACATCGGCAACACCGATAGCAATCTGCTGTTCCAGAACTACAACCAGTCGGCCCAGCTTGCCCAGCAGCAGATTCAGAACCAGATCGGCGCACAGCAGACCGACCTTGCGCGTAACGCGGGCCTGTATCAGCAGGGCATTCAAAACCAATTCAGCGCAGCCAACCAGAACGCATCCAACATTCTTGGCGCATCACAGGCCATCACTGGCGCCAACGCGCTGTAGAGCCAGTTCTTGGGCCAGTACGGCAATCTCGGTTCTCTCGGCCAGCAGTATCAGCAGGGCCTTTACGACACGGCAGCCAACAACTGGTACAACCAGAATTACGGTTACGACCAGCAGAAGCTTGCCAACTACGGCAATGCGCTCAATTCGGTGCAGGGTGCATTTCAGGGGTCGAGCACGACCGGCCTTAATCCGGCCTATCAGCCGCGCAGCACGGGTGGCGCGCTGGCTTCGGCTGCCGGTGGTGCTGCTGCTGGTACAGCCATCATGCCGGGTTGGGGCACTGCCATTGGTGGCGCCATGGGCCTGCTCGGCTACTACATCTGAGGTGACGTATGGCATTTAACTTTCTATCTGGTCAACAGTCACCGCAGATGCAGCAGCTATTGCAGCAGATGCAGAATCCCATGCAGGGAGCCAATGTTGCGCAGTGGGCGCAAAGCCCCCAGATGCCGTCACAGATGCCCATGGCGCAGCTCGCGGGTGTCTAGATGATGCCGGGTTATGCCTAGAATCCTTTGTCTAACCAAGGTGCCAACGGCTTCAGCCTGAGTGACTACCTACAGCGTGCACAGGCAAGCGGAATCAACATGAATCAGGCCATGGGCGGACTTCAAATGATGCTCAAGGGCTGGGGGAGTCATTCCTAATGGCATGGTATGACGGTCTTTTCGGGTCCGATTCTGGCATCAACGATCAGGACAAGGCCAAGCTAGCAAACCAAGGCCTTTTGCAGGCCGGCTTGGGCATTCTGGCGGCTAATGGCCGCCCCGGCACCACGCCTTTTCAGGCAATTGCAGGCGGCTTGCTTGGTGGCCTAGGTAGTGTCCAGCAAGGCACTGCGGACATGCAGAACCAGCGCTACAAGAACGCGATTGAGCAGTCCACGCTGGCGAATATGCAGGCTGCCTAGCTGAAGGCTCAGAAGGAGGCCGCGCAGAAGAAGGCACTCCATGATGCTCTGGCAGCCAATACGGACGCACAGGGCAATGTGGATATTGCGGGCGCCGTGCGCATGTACGGCAAGAGCTATCCAGAGGATGCTGCTAACGCCTTGGTCACACTCCATGGCGGCAAGCCAGAGATCAAGGATTCGAATCAAGGCGCCCTGCAAATCTTCCCCGATGGCTATAACGCCTACCTGTAGGCCAATGGCATGCCGCAGCCTGCACAGGGCGCATCAGCGATGCCTCCGTCCATTCCTGCGCCCATGGGTGCGCCTGGAGGTGGAAGCGCCTACACGCCGCCTCCGCCGCTGCTGGCGGCACAGGCTCAGGTGGAGTCGGGCGGCAATCCTAATGCCGTTTCCTCTGCGGGAGCTTTGGGGACGATGCAGACGCTTCCGAGCACCCTGCGCGACCCTGGCTTTGGTGTCCTTCCGGCCCGCAACAATTCACCGGCTGAGCTGGCCCGCGTTGGTAATGACTATTCCACGGCGTTGCAGCAGAAATACGGCCAGATCGGCGGCTTGGCTGCCTACAATTGGGGTCCTGGCAATTGGGATAGGGCGCTGGCTGCCAATGGCGGCAACGTGCAGGCCGCGCTTGCCACCGCTCCTGCTGAAACGCAGAACTATGTGCCTAAAGTGCTAGGTGCAGCCGGTATACCGCAGGGTGAACCGCAGCTTCCCGCTGGACGCATCAGTCTTGCCAAGCCTTCTGCGACCGTAAATGCGGATGATCAGAAGTTCCAGCGCCTTGTCAGTATGGGTTACTCGCAGGATCAGGCTGCGTAGGCTGCCTATGGGGTCAAGCCGTCGAAAGAAGTAGCGGACGATAACGCCACCTCTTGGGACGATGGGCTGTCTAGCGATGAGAAAAACATTGTGCAGGGCCTGGCGAACTATCGCCTACCTGTAAGCGCACGATTCATCCAGACGCCCAAGAATCAGCGATTGATTGCCCGCGCTCAGATGCTAAACCCTGACCTAAACGTTCCACAGTACAACGCCATTCAAAAGCAAGTGGCTGACTTCGCCAGCAAT